CGACTTAAGACCCGCCTGTTTTGACACAGGACTTCCTTAAGAAGTGACACTCAGATGTGTTACTTTACTTGCGAGAGGCCACCGGCTTTAAGGTGGCGACCTCTCCTGCATAGACAAGAGAACACGATGTGAGAGACAACAAGATTCTCTCGGATCGTAGAGCTTGCTATGTGGGCCGTGCCTAGCTTAGGTCATGTTTCACGTCTAAGTGACAGGTCGTAATGGACTATCACCGAGACGGTTTTAACATGATACCTAAACAGGGCTGTCGACGACATCTCGATACCTCATTTCAACACGTTCGTTGGTCATGATGATTATCGTTACCTTATCCTTCTTAAGAGAGGAGTTTTACCTCCAAATACCTCTTAAGTTCTGTACTGATCTCATTATATTACCTAATCTTTGATCCAATGGACCTAAGACATGGGTAATAAAATCTAACCCCACCTGGTGAGGGTTGTTGACATGTAATATCTGATCTAAACCATAGAAGGTTAAATCAGAAGTAATTACATTCCATCCAGCAAGTATGGTACTTATAGCGGAACTCACAAATGTTCCAGTCGTTAATGCGTGAACCACAGACTCAAGAAGAGCCCAAGGTAATACATTAAGCGACACTATAAGATTCCATACCCCAGCTGGATCGGGTATCAAGAACCACATCAACTGTGGTAGAGAAAAGTTATCATACAGAATCATTAGTGGATCCATAAAACAGATCACTAATGCTTGAGTGATAAAGGTACCTAGTACTGCTACAGGGTGAGATAACCCCATGAATAGCAGCGCGGCTTGAGTATGGGCCCAAATCAGTTTGATAACCGAAAGGACTTTGACTGTCGCCCATAGGCCGAATAGACCAACCATTCCTTTTAATCCGGTATAGAGGAAGGTATTCCACCATACAATAGTGGATACCAGGTAATCAGCTACGCACATAAAAATGTGCACCGTCCCAGTTACGGGACTATACCAATGTGGTATTAACCAGCTGAACCACTCTAACCAGGTTAAAGGAATTTCGTGTTGAACCCCAAGTCCCCCTAATAAGGCGGCGGTATGAGCTGTTCCTAAGACAGATAGTAATTGAGGAACTAGAGTTACAATAAAGAACTCTGGGTTCGCAACAATTGCTAAAGACACTGCGACCAGGGTCAAACCTGAAAGTAGCGCTATCCATTCACCAACATACAAGATAAAACTTGTCATTGGGTAAAGGATACTTAGGAATTTAACATACCTACCACTTCTTAAAAAGAAGATTAGGGAAGGAGATGTTTTCCACATAACTTTAATCGCTCTAAGCGATCTTAGATTGAAAGGTACCATGAAAAATGATGAAAATTTCATTTTATCAGTATCTATCATCTGTTGATTAGCGGACTGTGCGGTTAACGTAGGGGTCAAAAGGGATATAACTTTGTTCCAACTTTTCCACTGCGCCACGAACTTTGGATCGATAGCAGCTTTTGCTACCGGTGATTCACATGCCGACATACCTCTAATTGAGGTACACTCAGCAGCGAACCTTAGATATATTTTAAATACATCTAACGGGTCCGTTATGCAGGCAAGAATCCCACTATCGTGTTCATCAAACTCAGCGTAGTACAGTTGGATCAATTTATTTAGCGCTGCCTCTTGCTCCGGTCTCGTAAAGGGCATTAAACATGGATCAGCCCCTTTCATATATGCGTCCTCAGAGAACCAGACATACGAGGTTAATTTCTCGATGTCGGCTCTGGCCCAAGCTCTAAAAAGAGCAAGGATAGGTTCCCCTAATTGGGGTTCCCATGACCATTTTGAAAGCGCTGATCTTCCGAATAATTCCCCGATATGATTTAGGTTACTTGGTATAAGTTGGGCAATAATAAAGTTTCTTACCACAAGATTTAATTTGTGGAAAGGTTTATTAAGACCTCCTATTACTTTGTAACCGTATCCGGCAATTTTAAGCAAGGTAGGCAGACTGATTCCGTGGTTATTACCAAACTGAACAAGGTTGGGAATAGCAAGTAAACTTGCTGCGAGATCTCTCACTGTAATAGGTGATACATCTCTTCCCAAATGCCATGTTCTTTTGGCAAATTCTAAAGCTGTTCCAGATGGAGAAAGTAGACTTTTGTGAAGTCCACATTCAACTCCGAGAGCACCAATAATATTCAAATATTCTTTGGCTACTTTAGAATTCCCGATAACCACATCATCCCCTAATACGGCGTACTGTTCGAATAAAGTACCCGTTGCTACAACTCCCGCCTGCCAAGCGGCACACTGAACGATAAAATGATGAGTCACTGCTAACATTGCCCACGAGCTATAAGCTCCCATGGGTTGTCCTACAGCATAGGTCACACCAGCTTTAGATTCAGGATTATAATAAGGTCTTTCGACCAGACTTGTTATCCAAGGGGTTTTAAGCCCTGGAAACATATAGTCTATTATATTTCCTTGAAGTTCAACTGGTAGTCTATCTGTAGCCGACGATAGATCTAGCGAATAAAGTACTTTCCACTTTCTTGAAGCGTTTAAAGGCTTCAATTGATTGAAAGTCCCATCCATAGGAATATTTTTCAAAAAAGTATCGAAAATTATTTTATGAATAGGATGAAGTACCCATTGCGTAAATGGATCTACCATAGCAAAGACTCTCATTTTTCCAGCTGCTTCCTGCTTCAAACCAAGTTTACCTAAGAAACTTTTACTTAAGTCCTCAGGCCATAAATGGTGCGAAGCTGGTACCCTCATATCTATTCCCGTCTCCCTCATCACTGGGAGGTTAATATCTTTCAGCGCAAATAATCTTTCGATTTCTGCGAATGCAGGGGTATTAAAATATCTTGAGATTATTTTTAAACTTTCCAAAGTAGATGCAAATCTAGGTTGGTGAAGAATAATGTAAGCTCTTAATATTGAGATGATATGAGATGACCAAAGGCCTCTATCCCCCTTATATGGGAATGTGGTAGGACCTTTAGTCAGTACCGAAAACAGTTTGGATCCTTCTTCTTGTCTCAACTCAGTTTCATCTTTGATAGTAATGAAATCTGAATATTTCGACATTGCTGAGAAGAAGGAGGGTATCAGTTCAGTTAATTCCAAGATAACCGTTGAATTTCCTTTATAGGGATCTGTTATTGCTTTCACTTTTACAGGTGAATCAAATAACAAGAATCTATAAAGGGCAAATATTGATAAACAATATTTGGCTAAAAGAGGACTAGACAACAATCTAGCTCTCCAAATTCTCGGAATTATTCTTGGAAATCCGTGGCATCCTCTTGAAACTCTTGTATTCAGAGGCGTAAGCGAAGGTAGGACATGTCCCCCTAAGGTTTGTTGCGTAATAACAGAGCATGTTTTCATAAAGGAAACTAATCCTTTCATACCCTGTTTTGAATAAATTACGTACAACCTTCTTACGATGTGCACAGTCCCTCTCACGATCGGTTCTCTTGTCTTTCCATATACTGCTAGAGCTATTTTATTAAGAATAGTTAGCAGCATATGCCCTTTATTTCTAAAGGACATGGCAGTTAAAGTTTTAATATCTGAAGGAAGTCTAAAAGGGAGGAATAATTTTCTCATTCTTTTATATTCTTTCAGAGTCTTAATTTTAACAGTCGGTTTCCCATTCTCATGGGGCCGCAGCCACCCTTCGCAGGGATCTGGAAAGACTCCAAGGGTTCAACCCTGAAGAAAACAGATCGACGACAGGCTCTTATATTGAGTTCTGAGTCTTCTTCCGAATGAAGAAGTACCTCTCCCGTCCCACTTAATTAAGCGAGACCTCAACCAAGAGTACTGCGTCGAAACGATCGCATTGATCAATAGATTGTGCCGGATACAAAGTTTCACCCTTATAATTTTAACATATTATAAGGTCACGCTTTTTACAACCCCCGTTAATAGATACACCCTCCCTTCACCTTAAACAGTGACTCGGGAGCTCGAATATACCAATTTCGAGTAGTAATTGACTAATGCCAACTACCCTCATCTCAATGAGATAAGTTTGCAGTCTGTATACCGCTCGGGATTGAGTATTACCTCAAGAGGTTGCATCCTTGGATGCAGTCCAATTGGCACTCAGATTTGATCAATGACGACGTTGCGAAACGTTGTTAGGATCATGCTACTTCGTGAGAAGCTGATGTGATTAAGTTTAAACCTTTACCAGGTAACCTGACTAACGGTTACCGGGCGACTCAGTTATCCCTTTCAGGATAACCGCCTTATAAAGAAATTTAAACCTTATTATCTCCACTAAGGGACCTGGACGGTCCCCAAGTGCTCAATTACATCTTTCGGTGTAAAAGCCTTAAGGATTGAATAATAAGATCACATCTTAATAGCTGTGTTAATGCTACTGAGCATGACATCTCGTACTATACGAGATAGAAGGCCTGTGAAGGCC